TCAACCCCAAAGCCACCTTATTCGATACTCTGATTCTGAGTCGGATGTTCTTCCCGGATATCCTTACCAGGGACTTCCGTAAAAAGCCCATTGGAATGCCCGCAAAACTATACGGTAGGCATTCCCTAGAGTCTTGGGGTTATCGTCTTGGTGATTACAAAGGTGAGTTTAGTAAGACCACTGACTGGGCATCATGGTCCCAAGAGATGGAAGATTATTGTGAGCAGGATGTTCACGTTGTTGGTTCCCTCTTCAAGTTATTTGAAAGCAAGGGGATTACTGACTACGAAGATTCCATTCGCCTTGAGCATGACCTAGCCACGATCATGGCTAAGCAGGAGGTATCAGGCTGGCCCTTTGATGTCATTGCTGCCCAGAAGTTAGAGGCCACTCTCCGAACAGAGATGGATCAACTAGCTGATCAAATGCGGGAAACCTTTCCGTATGTTGATGGAGGACAGATGACACCCAAACGTCCTAACCAGACACGGGGCTACATCAAAGACGCATCCTTCACCAAGCTCAAGGAGTTCAATCCCACAAGCCGCGATCACATCGGTTGGGCCTTCATGACATGGAGGGGTTGGAAACCAGACACCTTCACCGACACCGGTAGGCCAAAGATTGATGAAGGCGTCCTTATGGGTATCGCCACACAGGAAGCCTTAATCTTTGCTCGTCTCCTTGAACTTCAGAAAGCCCTTGGTCAACTATCCGATGGCGCTAATGCTTGGCTTAAGACTGTTACCAAACAAGGACGCATCCATCACGTTTGTCAACTAGCAACCAACACAGGACGCAATGCACACTCCAAACCGAACCTTGGCCAAACGAGCAGTGATCCACGTTGTCGGGCGTTGTTTCTACCGGGTAAGGGTATGCGTCAGGTGGGTGCGGATGCTTCTGGTTTGGAGCTTCGTATGCTCGGTCATTATCTTGCTCATTTCGATGGAGGGTCTTTTGCTGACGTTGTTGTCAATGGGGACATTCATCAACAAAATGCTGATCGAGTTGGCTGTTCACGCAAGGACGTTAAGACCTTGACGTATGCCTTTATCTACGGGGCTTCGGATAAGAAGATTGGCACCTCCCTAGATAAATCATTGACGGATACTAAGGCTGTGGCTCTGGGCAAAGATATCCGTAAGAAGTTTCTTGAGGCCATACCGGGCCTGGAGGGCCTCCTGACGGCTGTTGCCAGGCGAGCTGAGGGCGATGTACTCAAGGGCCTTGACGGGCGTCCTATCCGTCTCCAAGGCAAGAAACACGCTGCCCTCAACTACCTACTCCAGAGTGCTGGGGCGATTGTTTGTAAGAGATGGAACGTCATCACTTATCAACAACTTAATGATCTTGGATACCAGTGGGACATTGACTATCAATGGCTTGGCTGGATTCATGATGAAATTCAATTAGCTGTTAAACCCCACCTTATTTCTGATGCCAAGTTCCAACTCGAATGGGCGATTGTCCAAGCCGGAGAGTACTACGACCTCAAAGTCCCCCTTGCCTCTGAAGCAAAAGATGGTAGCTCCTGGGCTGACTGTCACTGATCTTCAATTGAGGGTTGATGCTGACTTCTACGCCTATCGTGCGTGTCAATCAGCAGAAACCGAACTTGATTGGGGTGATGATCTCATTACCATTGCTTCTAACTTCCGTGTTGTGCTAGACATTTTCGAGGGAGAGATAAGCAAGCTACGCAGTAAGTTTGACACAACCAATGTCACTCTTTACTTCTCTGATACCAACAACTTCCGTAAGACAGTATGTCCTGATTACAAAGGAAAACGTACCAAACGTAAGCCAGTTGGTTATCGTAGGTTGCTGGACTGGTGTACCAAGCATTACAAAGTTGTGCGCTACAAGAATGTAGAAGCTGACGATGCGCTTGGTATTGAATGCCACCTAGACCCAAGGGACTTCGTGTTGGTTAGCCCCGACAAGGACATGAAGCAGATCTCCTGCCGATTGTACAATGGGGAAGATGAGTTCAATGTTACCCCAGAAGAAGCTGACTACTGGTTCTGGACCCAATGCCTTACTGGTGATCCAGTTGATGGATACAAAGGAGTGCCGGGTATCGGAGCAGTATCCAGCAAGAAGATACTTGAAGCAGCAGGTGACAACATCTGGCAAGACATTGTTGCCGCTTACGTCAAGGCAGGGCAGACCGAAGAAGACGCCCTACGCAATGCTCGCCTAGCACGAATCCTACGTCCTGGTGAGTACAATTCAACAACCAAGGAACCTATCCTATGGACGCCACCCTCATTGGAGTAGACCTTGGCCTAGTGTTGGCTATTGTTTACATCCTTGAACCTAACTTACCCTACTACCTTTGGCTTAGGATAGGTGAATCATTTATTAACATCAGACTACAAATCTATCGCAGACTATTTGAATTGCGATTCTGGTATGACAAACAATGTTTACGACCGGGACCAGTGGGACGATTTCTACGAGAACAACAGCTCCGATCAATCCAACGAAAGTATGCTGACCTTTTCAAAGACCAACCCTAAGCACTACCAACATGGACGAATCCAAGTTTGGGATTTTATTGTGGATCAGCAGCTCGATTTTTTGGCTGGTAATGTCATTAAGTATCTCTGCCGTGCTGGCCGAAAGGATCAGGAGTCTACGCTCGACGACCTTAGGAAAGCTAAACAATACCTTGACAAAAAAATCCTAACCCTCACCCCTGATGACCATTTCACCAGTTACCCAATCAGCGACTCCACAACATCTGATTGAACAGGCCTTTGTCTTTCGTCTTGCTGCTGAGCAGTCCATAGATCCAAAAGATGATGTTGTTCAAGAGATGCAGATGCGTCTTATTCGTGAAGAGTTTCATGAATTCATTGAGGCACACTGCGCTGAAGATCATGACGATGACAGTGAGCATACGCTCAAGGAACTTGCTGATCTGGTGTTTGTGTGCTAC